CCCGTACTGTTCCAGCGTCGGGAAAAACACATTCTTATAGAAGAGTTCAAAATAGTCCTGAAAAAGTTTAGAACCTTTTCGAGCACCGTAATGAGTATCAGTAATGATAGCAACTTTCATCAGTAGCGAAGTTTCGAATGAATTCCGTCTTTAATGGAATTATAGTCGGAATAGTTCCCACCGTCAATAGTGTTGTCATCAGTAAACACTTCACTGAATCCAGAACGCTCAAGAATTTTATTTTTGATTTCCAACTGACGCTTTTCTCTTTGAATGCGACGAAGAAAAGCAAAATGAATGATTTGCGTAAAGTACGCAAAAGGATTTTGTGACTTCTCTGGATTGAAATTGTGAATATACTGCACACAATTCTCAATACCATCAGAAATCATATCCTCTTTGAACATATAGTTGACAAAGTTTGGTTTAAATGATAAATGATTGGCAATCTTAAGAAAACACTCTCCAATATACCGTGGAATGGGGGGTTTTGTGTCCCATTTGGTTGCCCTATCATCTTTCGTAGGTTCTCTACTATATTTTTGAATGAAGGTTATCTCTACATCTTCACGATACTTAATTAGAGCAGCAAGAAACTCTTTGTTGTTTACATAGTGCTCCGACCTTTTTCTTTTGGTCATAACTGCTGTGGTTATCATAAGTTTTTATCATTATTATGTAGATATTATAACACTTCCGTAAATAGTTGACAAGTACCTCAAAACCCTGTACAATAACCTTTGTGAGGGTTGATAAGATTAATATTAGCTACTCTTAAAGATCTTCTCTAATATCTCTTTAGCATCATTTACATTGGAAATGTATCCCATTCTACGATTGAGTTTGGATTGATTTTTATTATCTCTATTAGATTGGCGAACAAATGATTGGTACATCATGATCATTTCAATATCTGAAGATTCTGACATTGTAATTACATCATTTAAATTTAAAATAAACAGGTCTTCTTTGGTTGTTTTTAGCCAGGGTTCTATTTTATATCCAACTATTCCATTTCTACCCTTAATTTCATTAATGACTATTGGGTTAGAAACAATCAATATTGTTTTATATTCCTCTTCAGACGCAGCTACCTTGGCAAAAATTTCTTCACCTGTTTTTAATTTAATCGTGCAGTAAAAATCATCTTCTATCATTTTTTCTTGAGTTGTATTGTGATTATTTCATACTTAAAATTTTCTTCATTATAGATTTTAATTCTTTCTATTAAATGATTTAGAGTGTAATTTTTTCTTGAGTTGTAAGTGCAATCATCGGAAATATCATAAAGTACTGCTTTCGTTTTATTCTTCCCCTTTCTCAAAACTCTCCCAATTGATTGAAGATTTCTGATTCTTGATTTACTGGGTGAAGCAAAAATTACATTATGTAAATTTTTAATATTAATTCCTGTACTAAAAGTTCCATATGATGCCACGATAATTGCATTATTTTCTCTTTCTGTGATTTCTCTAACCAATTCTCTTTTTTCAGTATCCACTCCACCATGAATAAAGAATACGTTACGATCATCTCGCTTACTATTATTTATCTTCTCATATAGTATTGCTCCATGAGCTTCTACTCGTGAAAATAAAACAAGGGTATTACCTTTCAAATCTAATGAAAGATTGCTAATAAACTTATTTCTTTGATCATGGGAAATTAAATATTGAATTTCATCTTCATAAGTTTCAAATTTTTGTGGAAAATGTTTGAGAATAAGACAGCGAATATCTAATTGGGAAATATGACCCTGTTGCATCAGTTCATATGTTCTTGTTACCTTGTATGATGGTCCAAATAATCCTTCCAGAACCCATTTATGCGTTTGAGTTCCATCAAGAGTTCCTGTAAATCCAAAACGATATTTTGCATGATGTAGTTTACTCATAATCTCAATTAGAGATTTACTCTTGAAGAGGTGTGCTTCATCACCTATAATCACACCATAATCTTCAAAGAAAGAACGTTCTAATTTATAGATAGATTGCCAAGTAGTAATGGTTACCGAATGTTCGTTTGTTTTTTCTCTTCCAGAATAAATCTTGTGACAGTATGACTCAGCATCCCAACCATAGTCTTCGAAATCCTTGTACATCTGCTCTACCAGAGATGTCGTTGGAACAACTAAAAGAATTTTTTGTCCTTTATCTACATAATACCTTACGAGGGAGTAAATCATTAAGGATTTACCTGAGGCTGTGGGTGATATCAATAATTTTCTATTATGTCTTAGAGCATCGTATACTCCCTCTACTTGATACTCCCGTGGAGAATGAGTGCAAATAGATTTCATATAATCTTTGACACCTTCATACGAAATACCTTCATTAACCTCAAAAGGTAATCCGTAGAATTTATTTTCTTTAAACTCATATGTATAGTTGTGGAGAGTTAGTTTGTCGATAACTTTATCTAACAACCCAGCATAAATTTCTCCAGTATGAGAACTTAACAGGCGAATCTTTCCGTCCCAATGTCTGCTTCTGTATTGGGACATAAATTTTGCCGATTCAACTTCAAACGTAAAATACGGTTGAAGTTCATATAAAATATGAGGTTCGCATTGTAGTTTAATGTAAACCTCATTTTTCTTTTCAATAATTACGTCACTCATAGCATCATAATTGCTATGAATATTTATCTACCCCAATCCAGACTGAAAACGAATGAACTCAATTGCATTTTTAATCTGATAAGTTCGGTTCTGAATCATTTTTAAAATGCTTTCAATGTATGTCAGCATTGTGTCATAGTAATCAATCTTTAAACATACTGTAGAAAGTTTTTCGTCTGCATCAAGATACTTTTGCATGGTATCTTTATCACGAATCTTTTTGGGAAAGGGATTTTCGATGTATACATCTGGTTCTGATTTACCAGAATAATATTCATATCTTTCGTGGCGTATATTTCTTTTTTGCTGCTCCGCTTTTTTTCTCAAGAGAAATATTGTGTTGTATAACTCAAAATATTTTGCATGAAGAGCAGGTATATTTGTAGACTCTGTATGGAGATTGTCCATATCAATTTCAGAGTCTTTCTCCCACATTCTTTGAATTGTATCTAAATCAAAACTCATAGGGGATTTCCACTTAAATCGGTTATGTTGTAAATAGTATACTTGAAACTAACATCTGCTGTAAAGTATTGAATATCTGTTGCAGTAGCATCAAATGTTAAGGTCCCTAGGGAATATGGAAATAAATCTCGAAAAAATACTTGGAAGTTTGATATCATACTACTATTTAAAACCTGAAGGGTTCCATCTGAGTAAATATCTTGATTATCATTGATATAATTTGTATTGATAATACGACTATCCTCCAAATCATGAAATTCTTTTAAACTCTCTGGATAACCAAGACCTCTTATCCACTTCTGAATTTCCATATAATTTCCCAAGTCTTCATCAACGATAAATCTTAAATTCAAATCTCCAAAATCAACGGTATTTCCTGGTTGTGGAATGTTTCTGCCAAGTCTTGTTGGTTGATTTGAAATTCCAAGAGTTAAATCTGGAATATTAATTTCGTTGCAAAAAAATGCAACTTTGGGAGATCTTTTAAGTACAAACTTAAATCCAGTCGGTGATAGAAAATTTCTATTTTCTACGTCAGTTCCTCTTGCCATCTTTTTTTAAATATTTAGATAAAAAAAGGGACCCTTTAGGGGTCCCCTCGAAAAAGTTGTGAAAGAATCACATAAGATTCTTAACAGCAACTCTTCTGTAGTAACGGTTGGAGTTGGTCTGCAGTCTTCCAAGACCCTGATTAGTTCCCTCTGCAAATGGGTTTGCAACGAGACCATAACGGGTCTTAAAGCCAATCTTGGGCTGGAAACTGTTCTCACCAACGGCACGAACCATTTGGAGAGGAACATAAGGACAATAGAAGAGTCCTGCGTCATAAGGTGAAGAACCCTTATAACCAACAACATAGTACTGGTTACCTGGAGTTGCGTTACCTGAAGTCAGGTTAGCAGCATATGGGTCAATATAGACGCGGAATTTGCCCATTAGAGTACCGGCAAAGGTGTTGCCGGTGTCATCAACGTTCAGATTAGCGTTGAGTGCTGGGGTGTAATCAAGAACACCAGCCATGGTCAGTGCTGAAGCAACGTCAGCGGAACAAAGGATGATGTTACCCTTTCCACGACGAGTTCTCTGAGCGATAGCGTTAGCATCTCTCTCAATCTGGAACAGAAGACCCTTGAACTTCTCAACTGACCAACGACCGTTGGAGTCAACATCAAGGTCGAA